GGCACGCTGCTCAAGATTGTATGGCAGGAACAATTGAGAACAACTTCATTGCTATTATTCATAATCAAGAAGATGTTCCTCGTATGTATCAGGCAATCGCAAAGAGTGCTTATCAGTCTCAACCACACGCTATTCCCTGGGAAAAGGAAGCATATTGGGCAGGTCATACAGAGGGTATGACTGCAGCAGCACTTGAGTCTTGTGCTGCTGGGACTATGTGGACTGACTACGAACCCACACCTATGACCCGTGAATGGTTGGTTGAAAATGGATTTATCGCTAAATAATAACATCTGATACTCAAATATCAAGAACACCCAAGATAGACCACTTGACAATTCCTTTACAGTCTTATAATGTAGTGGTCTATTGTTGGACAACAAGCATTTACATATGACACATTTAACAAGAGATGTGTTAATCAAGTCCATTGTTGCAGAAGAAATGCGTTTCTCCAATGGAAATGATTACTTTAAATCTCTCAAGGATGCGTATCACAAATGGGAACATCAATCAAGTGATGACCTTTGTAAAAGATTTAACTCAATTAAACATACCACAATCTCTGTAGAGAACTTAGAACCCTAAATAAAGTTGCCTTTTGCTGGTGACTCATGTCTGAAGAAGTAAAACAGGAAAAACCAAAAGGACCCATAGGGAAATTAAAAGATAAAATTGAGGATGCTGATGAGCAACTAGCAGTTCTCAGTACACTAGTAAGACTAGGTATATTAATTTGGTCTGGTGGTATTCTTACTCTTAACTATGTGACCATTCCTGGATTACCTCAGCAGAAGATCGATCCGACCTTCATAGCCAGCGTGTTCACTGGAGTTTTAGCTACGTTCGGGGTTCAGACTGCTAAGAAGTCTGGCGATGGTACAATGAAGATGAACGGTGCTAATGGTGCCGCTGCTGCTGGTGCTCCTGGTGCTATCACTAAGGCAGACCTTGAAAGATTGATTGCTGCTGCAAAAGAAACTGCTCCTGCTCAAACGATCAGAGTTGAGACAGCACCAATCAAAGTCGTAACTGATTCAGATCAACCACCATACAAGATGTGATATGAAACCTTACCTCAAGTGGACTGCCATTAGTCTTGGCAGCATAGTAGCGATTGCACACATCGGTGTGCTGGGACATTTGGTTAGAAGAGAACCTGACAGGATTCAGGTCCCGACCATTAACATCCCACGCGGCACTCCATATTCCTCTTATAAAATAGAGGCAGGTAAGGACGGATATACAATTGAATACAAAGCAAACGATCCTGCTATCCTTGAGTCGCAGAGATCACTTATTCTTGACAAAGATAAGAAAGGATTGTTTGGTGGCGGAACAGAGAATAGAAGAGAATGGAGACGTGATCAATATACTGCAGAAGGTGTGAGGAACATGGGAGGTGCCGCAGTAGACGGCGAGGGAAAGAGTGCAAAAGACATAGAGTGTATCGTGGCGGACGCTGGAGCACGGTCACAAGGTGCGATGGCAGGTAGTGCTATTGCTGCTGGCGTTGGTGCTCCCGCAGTAATGGGCATTCCTTATGTTGGATGGTTGGCTGCAGGATGGGTTAATCTCTTAGGAAACAAGATTGGATCTTCTGCAGGATCCCTGGTAAACTCTGCAATTAGTGATTGTTGACCCTAAATATAATGTAGTCACGGGCACCAACCCCCAGGTTTCCCATGTATCGGGAACCGCACTTGCAGAGGAAGTCGGATGAGTGTCGCGACCTCTGGTTGGTATGGAAAGAATTATGGGACGAAGATAAGAATAGTAGAAAAGCAAAAGACGCAAGGCAAAAATGGTGTAACTGTGTTACAGAATTTGGGGAAATGATAAGTCAGGAACTCATAACAAATCCTCGTTACACGTCAATCAGGAAGATATAGATAGTGTAGTTGCGTAAACTTTATGAAGTTTATTTTCGCATTCATCGCTACACTATTTCTCGCTGCTCCTGCATGGGCAGTTGATGTTCAAATGGGATCTGGAGGAAACTTAGTATTTGATCCTGCTGAAGTCACAATTAGTGCTGGTGAGTCAGTCCATTTCGTTAACAATATGCTTCCACCACATAATGTCATTGTGGAAGATCGTCCAGATTTAGGTCACGAAGCCCTGGCAATGATGCCAGGCGAAGAGTTCGACGTTGCATTCCCTGAAGCAGGTGACTATACTTATTGGTGTGGTCCTCACAAAGGGGCAGGAATGATCGGAACCGTGCATGTCGAATGACAGAAGACGAGAAGAGAGAGTTCTACAAGGATTTAAGAGAGAGGATTCATCAACTCAGGATGGGTCATTTATTTGAGGAACCTTGTCCACTATACGAACCAGACGAAGATGATGAACACTTTTAACACTCTAGTTTTAGACATTACAGTCGCAATCATCGATTTCTTATACAGAGGGAGGGATTATCAACGTTTCTGGGTGCTCGAAGAAATTGCTAGGGCACCCTACTTTGCATTCTTAAGTGTGTTACACTTGAGAGAATCTATGGGGTTACGTGGTCCAGAACACATTTATCTGATGGAGGAACATTTTGCTCAAACTCTTAACGAAACAGAACATCTGGAGTATATGGAAAGTAGGGGCGGTAGTGCTTATTGGGTGGATCGCTTTTTCGCCAGACACCTTGTACTTATCTACTATTGGGTCAACGTGGTTTATTATTGGTTGGCTCCTAGGTCTGCTTACCATCTCTCCTACGAAGTAGAGATCCATGCAGCAGAGACATATGCAAAGTATCTTGCATATAATGGTCATGATGATAAGATCCTTGAGATCTTAAATGATGAATTGGCACACTCTAAAGAGTTAAAAGAAGCAATGGAGATGATCAAATGAGTGTTTTGTTTGTATTTGCACTTATTTCTTTACTAATTGCTGGAATGCAATTATCATGGCCAGGTAGATACCGAGGTTAGCATGTCAAAGAAAACCGAGGAGGAAAGAAAAAAAGTAGTAGAGAAGATCTCAAAACACATTCATCCACATGATGATGAACCTGATCCCACTGCTCATATGGGGAACTATAATTTTCCTCAAATGCTTTTTGCTTTCTGCGTCGGTTTTTGTACCATGTTTGTCTTAGCAGTCGATGAAATAAATGATTTCAAAGGATGTCCAGTACCCGAATACTTCAGAGAACCTAAATGAACCCGTTAGTTTTAATCGCATGTCTATCACCAATAGTAATAATATGGATAGTGATGAAACTGAGTTTATTGTTGTTCTCAGCAAATGATGAACGAAGGTATGTCAAAGCAGAATCCAGAAAACCACACGGACCTTATGTGGCAGACGCATATGCAGACGTTGATGAGGAGGAAGAAGAATATGGAGATCGCACAGATTATAGATAGTGCAATTTATGAGTATTACTCAGAAAAAAACATTCCAGTCCCGTGCTGGAAAACAAAAAAGAATCCACAATGGTGGATTGATTACTTAAACCAATTAGGACTAGATTCAAGAAATCCATGAGCAAGTACGTTCCCGACTTCACGAAACAAGATTATGTGCTAATTATTGAGGCACTAGAGAAAAGACAGCACTGTTATATTGCAGGTGATAGAATGTTTAACGAATATGCTTCTCTATCTGATGAGATGAGAAGAAGAATGCAAGGCGCACGATCCTGGAGATGATGATGAATAATCCACTATCCTATGTAAAAAATACAAGGCAATCCTATAGGAAAGACCTTGAAGAAGTAATTACCGAAGTTCAGGTTCAATTTAGAGATGAAGAACCTGCTTGGATTCCTTATGAAACCCTTTTAGCAATTCAGAGGTCAAAATGAAAGTAGGTCTTATTGGTCTTGGTCGGATGGGCGAGGGTATGTCTCGTCGCATGATGAAACAAGGTATCGAAGTATGGGGTTACAGGAGGAACTATGAAAAAGCTCAAGAAGCGTTTGAAAAGGGTTATGTCAGTGGAGTTACCACTTCTCTGGAAAGCCTTGTTCAAGTAGTACATGAACAGGAGGGTATGGTTGGTAAAGCACCAGGCATCTTCCAACTTGTTATTCCCGCAGAACTAGTAGAGGAAACTATCAATGAGTTACTACCATTACTTGGCGACGGGGATATTATTATTGACCATGGCAATAGCAACTTTAAGGATTCTCGCAGGAGAGCAGAAAGGTTGGTTAAGATGGGCATCCAATATATTGACTGCGGTACTAGTGGTGGAGTTTACGGTCTGGAGCGTGGATACTGTCTTATGGTTGGTGGTGCAAGTGGCGCAGTATCTGTCTGTGCCCCCATTTTCAGGGCACTCGCACCTGGGATTACCTCTGCACCCCGCACAGACCCTTACACAAGCGCAACATCTGCTGAGTACGGTTGGTTACACTGCGGTGGACCAGGTGCAGGGCACTTTGTTAAGATGGTTCATAATGGTGTAGAATATGGAATCATGCAGGCATACGCTGAAGGTTTCAACATTCTTCAACATGCCAATCTTGGTAGCAAGTATGTAAAGGAGGGAGATGCCGAAGTCGCTCCAATGGAAAACCCAGCAGATTATCAGTATGATATTGACACTGTTGAAGTGGCTGAGTTATGGCGTCGTGGTTCTGTGGTTGGCAGCTGGTTACTCGATCTTACCGCTGATGTTCTGCGGCATGATCCTAAACTTGACAAGTTCGATGGAGGAGTATCAGACTCTGGTGAGGGTCGTTGGACTCTTCACAGTGCTGTGGATCTCGGTGTTCCCACTCCTGTTATTAGTGCTGCCCTCTTTGAGAGATTTAACTCCCGAAGACTTGGAGAATATGGAAACAAAATCCTAAACGG